TTTCACTAGACTTATCTGCCGCTGTGGCAGTTGTAGTACCAAGTACAAAACTATCTGTATCTTCTTTCCAAAGAATTGCCGCATTGTTTCCTGTAGATCCTCTTTCAACTATAATTCCTGCACTGTTGGTATTTGCAGTTGCGCCTGTGTTTAATTCTAAAATATTATCTTCAACTACTGTATTTGTTGTGCTTATTGTTGATGTAGCACCACCAACTGTTAAATTTCCATTTATACTTACGCTCAAACTATCAAGTGTAATAGAATTTGCACCAGAACCCGAGTTCCACCCGTCCCCTGCTGTAATGGTATAATCACCTGATGTACGTAAAGTTTTAGACATTTGCTAGTATTTATAAAAGAATTGGGGGAGTAAAAAACTCCCCCAAATAAGCATGTGTTGTAGATTATTATCTAACGTCTATAGAGCCGATGCCTGCGCCTGCTTGTGCTTCGTCAGTTCCTTCAACTCCTAGTGAGTATGTCACAGTACCTGCCGCGCCAGCCGCAGTAACATAGTGAATTGTTCTGTTGTAGAACTTTTCAACGTATGCAACTGTTGAGTCATTCAATATAACTTGAACACAGAACTGGTTAGACGAGTTTGCTAATGATCCTGGAGCAACTGCTTTCAATTCATATACTGCTTCAGTTGAATCTTCTAAGTGTATTTTGAATAACTTAGAACCTCTTTGTGAAACAATGTATGCAGTAGTTGAATCTACCTTAGCACCACTTGATGGTCTATAAGCCGTTACTGCGATTTTTCCTGCTAGATCGGCTGAACCAAATATATTGGCCGCACCCGCTAGTTTACTTTTTTTGATTGGTCTTCCCATTTTTTTTCTCCTTGTTCAGAGCCTGATGTGAGTTCTACTCACTACGCGGTTATTTCCGCATAAGTCCGCACTTTATTGTGCGGCTCTGTTGAACTGTATGTATTTACCAAAATTTGTTGTGTTTAATGTGAGTACAAAAAAAGGTGGTGCATACAATCCGTTAAATTTATACACCACCTTTGAGGCTATCGTATTTCTAGATTTATATTATTTTCTATTGTAGATATGATATAAAATCCAAACTGCTACCAACCCTATCAGACCTTGATCTGAAAAGCCTTGCAGTACGCCCTGAACATTTCCTATTACAGAAACGTTTGGCCAGAACGGAATACCTTGACCGTTAAAAAGGACCTCTAAAACGATTCCCAACGCGATTAAAGAAACACCGCAGTCAGCAATACCTTTTGCCCAATCCTTTATAGTCTTAAGATAATCCATAGTTGGACCTCCCTTGATGTTTAAAGATTCTTATGAATCTGTCAATTATTTAGACCCGTGTGCAGTCAATAAAACTACCTTATTTGGTCTGTGACTGGTATGAGTATGAAATTATTTTCTTTAACTACACACAGAACTCTTCATATAAAAGATAATCGTAGTGGTTATACTCTCTGTGCCAATTTTTAAAATTATCAGATAAATCGCTAAATTTTTGTATAACATTATAATCTTTGTCAGATTGATTAGAATTCAATTTTGGGTTAACAGAAACTTTTAATTCTTTTGCCAATTCAGTCCATGACTCTTCAAACTTATCTGAATCATAAACTTTTTTAAATTTTTCTTTTAAAACTTTTCTAACATGATTGTATCTTTGTTCCATTGTAGGTGAATCATGTTTACCACAATACTTGCCATATAACCATAACACAAGAAAATTGCCACTCATTGCTGATACATGTGTAGGAAAATCTCTGCTTAACTCATTATCAAATTTACAATCATAATTGAAATGTGATATGTCTCTATATAAAGGTTCTCTTAACCAAACATAATGGTTACCTGGTTGGGTTATGTTTGTATAATGTCCACAAACTATTGTTGCATCTCCATCTGTTTTATTTTTGTATGTTCTTAAAAATGCAGTCTTGATTGGCTCATTAGAATTAAAATCTGGATCATTACTTACTCTATAAAATCTTATTTTGTCATATAAAGGATATACAATTAGAGTTGAACCTTTTGGTAATTGTCCAATTGATTCTCTATGTGCTAATCTTAATTGTAAACTTGAACCTGCTGTTTTTGGTATATGATGAAAACAATATTGCACGTTGATATTTAAATTACAAATGCCACCGCCAAAAAAAAAGGGCGACATTTCTGCCGCCCTTTTTGAAAATAAAATAATCCGTGGATTATTTGAATTTTAAGTTACCTGATGTGATCGCTACTAATCCAACGTAGTCTGCCGCGTTACCCAGTGAAGATGCAGTGTTTGTTAATTCAACATAACCGTATCTTGTTAGGAAACCAACAACTGGTTCGAAAGTAGATGGATCAAGAACAACACCACTTGACATCAAAGGTATGTAAGGACAGTAGAACGCCGGAGCGTCTGCCTCACTAGCACCTTTGTAACCAACTAGTACAGAAGTTGCGTCTGCCGCGTATGCGTCGACGTAAATTCTCATAGAAGCGTTAAGAGTTCCTACAAATTTAGTATTTGTTGGAGCCTCAAAAGCGCCTTCAGTTGATCTTGCAAATGCTGAAGTTGTTGCAGATTGAAGAACTGTTAAAGCAGTTGGAGATACTACAGCGTAGTTTCCAGCGCCTCTTCTTGTTCTTGTTGCGATTTGGTTAGCAACTCTGTTGATTAACACAGCCAAAGCCGCGTGTTCATCACCAACGAATGTTGCAGTACCAGATACAGCAGATTGGTCAAAAGTTTCAGAAGCACTTCCTGCTAATGTTCTTAATGAACCAATTACTTCTTGGTCGATCTCAGCAGTAATTTCTTGTGCTAATGCCGCCATGATTTCTGCTTCAACATCAATCCCTTGTTGTGCTTGTGCATCTTGAGCCGCTTCAAAAGTCCATCTAGCACTTAATTTTCTAGATTTCGCTTCAACCGGTTGTTTCAAGATTTGGATTGATAGTCTCTTACCACCAGTACCTTCTAAAGATGCTGTAGAAGCCCCTTTAGGAGTAGTATTATTCTGGTTACCAGAGTATGCTTTCGCAATTTTGAATGGAGATAATGCTTCTTCACCAGCAGTTGTATTAGAACTTACTGTATCTGCATATCTTATTCTTAGTGTGTGGATCTGTCCAACCGGACCAGTCATTGGTTGTACACCAACAATCTCGTTCGCTATAACAGTAGGCATAACCCTACGTATTACTGGAAGAATCACACGGTTTAACGTAGCAACGTTACCAGCAGAAGTTGCCCCAGCAGTCGCCTGCTCTGACAAATATCTTTTAGTATTTTCTAAGACTACATCCATAGTCTTTTTCTTGTTGCCTGCTAAACCTTCAGTTAGAGCAGTTTTAGTTTCTGCCCACTTAGATTCAAATATTTCTGACATTTGATCTTTTCCCCTTAGTGTTTATTATATACCCGCCAACTTACGGATATTAGTTAAGTCAGCATCTTCTCTCACCGCTCTGTCGCCAACTGCTTCAGAAATAACTTTCTTCTGTTCTGCAACTGGTTTGTCCGCCATTACGTGAGGTAGATACTTGTCAAATGAAGCCTGCAACTTGTTAGTTTGTACACTTTCAAGTAGTTGAGCCATAACTTCACTCTTGTTTTTGCCCAATGGTTTGAGCATTTCGGCCATCTTTTCCTTGCGTTCCATCAAGTCTGCTTGTCTTTTAGATTCGACATCTTTTGACTCAATCACCGCTTGTTTTTCTTCGACAGCCTTCTCAGCGTCTTTTAATTTAAGTGTAGTTTCATCCACAACTCTCATTAACTTCGCAGTCTCAGATTTCTCATTTAAGTAAGAACTCTGGTACTCAGAAGCAAACGCTTCGAATATTTTCTTACCAAAGTTGACAGTTCTCGCCGCTGTAATGTCTTCCTTAAGAGTTTTTAATTCTTCAGCAAGTTTTTTATTAACAGCAGATTCTACAACTTTAGCAGATCTTGTTATGAAAGCATCTTTCATCTTAGCCATTTGTTTTTTGGCTTCGGCTACTAGTTTAACTTTCGTCTCCACAACGCCTTTTTTGTCTTCATGGAACTCTTTAATTTCTTTTGCAAGAGCATTTACTACGAACTCTTCCATTTTCTTAAAGTTTTCATGAACACCTTTTCTGTCGCCGTGTAGTTCTTTTAACTCTTCTGACAATTTAGAAAGTATAAAACTCTCTAATTTAGCAGAATGTTTACCTACGTTTTCTTTGTAAGTAATTTTTTCTTGTGCAAGTGCTTTTCTGTCTTCGACAAATTTGCTAATCTCTTCAGATAACTTCTCAGTCATCATTTTATCGATTGCTTCGATCATGTTTGACTTGTCATGTTCGTATCTTTTAGCAAACTCTTCTCTTAACTCAGCACCTACTACGTCTTTGTTTTCTTTTATTTTTGAATCCCATGCTTCTTGGATGCTCTTTTGAACGTCTTCTGAAATAGCACCTGATTCAACTAGTTTTGATATTGCATCAATCATGTTATTTTAGGTCCTTTATTATGTTTGTTAGTGCCTCTTTGAGGAACTTTTGTGCTTTTGCATCATTTCTCACTTCAGCCGCCAACCCTTTTGCCATATTACCACCTTTTGTGTTTAAAAGATGTTCATAAATTGGCGTTGGGTAAGCACCTGGTGCCGAAGGTTGGGCCACAACATCAACTGTGATGATCTCAAAGTCTGAAACTTCGCCGTTTCCGTATTCAGAAATGTTACCACTTCCTCTACTAGATACGCCTAGTTTCACACCTGATTCCAACATAGTTTTGACAAGTTGACCCATTGGTGTCGGTAAAATTTTCATTTTACCATATCCATTTGGTCCGTCCATCCACATTTCAGTAATCATGTGAGATACACGGTCCAAATTAATCTTTAAATCGTCGGGATGATCTACTTCTCCTAGAACAGAATAACCTGATCCGATCTGATCATTAAGTGTTTTAACTGCTTGGCCAATTTCATTTACTGGGTAAACTCTTTGGTTAGCATTCTTAATGCCTCCTTGAATACAGATACCTTTCATGTACAAATCTTTGCCTTCAGCGCCTTCGTGTAAGATCTGTACTCTCGCCTGATCGTAGGTTAGATGTTCTCTAAGATATAGTGACATACCAAACTCCTTTTTAATCTACAATTATTTTTTATTAGTAATTGGAGATTTAGCAGATTTGTCAGAACGGTCCGTATTGTCGGCTTTCTTTTCATCTTTGCTAAGATGTTTTTCTTGCCCTGGAGTGTTTGCAAATTTGCCCATTTTTTGTGCAGTTGGTGCCGGTTTATCTGAATCTTCACCACCTTGGTTAATACCTCTAGCATTAGCACTATTTAAAGGCTTGTTAGTTGTACTAATAGGTGACGCTTTTTTGTCAGATTGGTCACTGTTGTCTGCAGATTTTTTATCTACATACTCTTTAACAGTTTCCTTAGTTTCTTCTTTGCTTTCAACTGGCATTTGTATTGGAGTTTCTACTGGCATTTGAACGGCTTCTTCTTCTTGTTCTTCGTCACCGTTTTTGCCTGCCATCATTGCTTCAAATTCTGCTTTTAATTCATCTAAAGCATCTTCTAAATCAACAACTCTGTCTTCAACATCGCCTTCTGGTTTTTCTTCTGCGTCAGCATCCATATCAGCCGCCATATCGTCAGCCGCTCTCTCGCCTTCGCCTTCTTCATCAGAAGAGATGTCTTTTACTAGTTCGTCAGTAGCATCGCCACCAACTTCTTCTATAGACTCTTCTTCAGTTTTTTGAGGTGCAACTTGAGTTGCAACTGTAGGTATAGACTCATCAGTTTTAACTTCATCTTTCTTTACTTCAGTAGATTCAGTTTCTTTAACTTCTTCGTCTTTAGTTTCAGTTTCAGTTTCTTTAACTTCTTCATCTTTCTTTTCGTCAGATGCTTCAGTCTCTTTAACTTCTTCTTTAGACTCTTCTTTTGCAGGATCTTCCGCTAAACCTTCGTAGATATCTCTTGATTTTTCTACTACTATTTCATGGAAAAGTGCTTCTGCTTTATCGTTTTCTTCGTTGATTAGTAATTCTAATAACGATTCAAATTTATTATTTGACATTTTACACATGCTCCTTGTTTAATATCGATTTGTACTTATAAGCGTTAGTATTTACAATAAAATGATAAAAATGGTGCTAAAAACGGTGTGAAAAAGGCGCTTTTTATGATTTTTTTTGTAAATTAAACTTTTGTAGAAATTCGTCTGTAGTTTGATGAGTTAAATTTTTATTCCATGTTAGATCTTTTGGAGTAAACCAACCGTCTGGTATCACACGGTGGAATTGTATAGTAGAAAATTCTTTTAAGCATTTTTTAGTTTGGTTCATCCAATTCCCGTAGAATGTTGCTTCATCTTTACTTTTTTTATAGTTTCTAGTATCTTTGAAAAGATTATTAAACTTGAAACCTTTTCCATTATTATGACCTTGGTAGTCAAAACCTAGCAAGTAAATCTCTTTATATCCATGATCACAAGCCATTCTCAGTGCTGTAGGACCACTAGACCAACCTAAACTAGGTCTAAACCACTCTATATTGTCTAGTATTTTTTGGTGTTTGTTATATTGTGCATTGAAGTTTGACCATACTTTATTGTTAATAATGTAATCACCCTCGGCAAGTTCTAAAATCATTTTAGGATCAACAGCAATTAAGTAGTCGGGTTTATCAGTTCTATATACACCATTACAGGCATATACTGTTCCGTGTTGTTTTAAATCTTCTATTTGAATTCCTGTTCGGGATTCGCCATTCCCTAATACGAATGCTATGTCTGACATTATAACGTTAAGTTATCGTCTGTGGCTGTTTGTCCGTACATTTTTTGAACAAATACGGCTTCATCTTTCTGTTGAGCATCGTGTTCCTCAGATGCTAGTCTCATTGAATTTATATCGTTTAGTGTTAGGCGTGTTTTTCTAGTGTCATCCTTGTCTAATATTGAAATGTCATTTTCAGGTTCGTAGTTTTTGTCTTGCTCGAATCCATTTTCAGTATGATTGAAGAATTCCGTTAGTTTCATAATCGTATTTAACCTTATACAGGTGTTCCTCCACCTGTGCCACCTGGTATTGTACCACCGCCTCCTGGTGTTTGTCCTGGTGCTCCCATGCCTGGAGCCTCTGGTGATGGCGCTTCTGGTTCTGCAGTTGGTTCTTCAAACTGATCTAAGTCGCCAGCAATACCGGCTTGTGTAACTCCAACACCTCTTAATTGGTTTGCTTTAGTTTTCTTACCTTGAGGCACATTATTTTCTTCTGCCCATTGGTCGGCATTTCTTGCCATTTCTTCTTCAGTTAGTCCTAAGAATCTCTTTAACGCAAAACGTTTACTCATATATGGTAGTTCTGCAACCTGTGTAAATGATTGTATACGTGCTTGGTCCATTTCTGTTTGTCTGTATTGTGCAAAGTTTTGTGGTGGATTAAGTTTTAATTCAAACATTCCGTTATCAATGTTGTAACCTTTTGATTTAATCCATAATTTAAACTCTTCATCAAATGTTGGATTTAACATACTTTGTAATCTTGCACAATATTTGTTAAATCTTAATTCTTGAATGTATGCAGTACCTACTCTACCATCATTATATTGTTGTTGTGAATCATCTGGACCAGTTGGTAGATAAGAACTTGGTATTCTTAAACCTCTAAACAGTTTGTTTGTAAAGAATTTAAGGTCATCAATTTCACCTAAGTTAGTTCCACCTGGTAGTGTATCAACTTTAGATCCTCTTCCCTCTGCTGTTTGTGGAAAGAAATAATCCTCATTAATACTCATTGGATTGTACGTAGCATCGATATAGTTTACACCACCCGATGTGCTTGGAATTCTTCTTTGATTAATTTCGTTTTTAACTCT